GGGGCCATGTTCATGGCGTTCATCGTTGCTTGATCCATCGACATCATCAGGCCGGGATTGGCCGCGATCGCCGCCGCCAGCGCCTGCCCGTTCAGGCCGCCCCAGCCGGGGTTCATCCCCAGGCCGGGTGTGGCGTTAAGGCCCGGCACGCCTTGCGCGCCCAGGCCAAACCCTCCCCAGCCGCCGCTGAAGGACGTTCCTGAACTCGGCCCACCCATCGTCATCCCCGGTCCATTCGCCATAGCGGTCCCGGCGGTAATGCCTGCGCTGGTGGGGCCGGTGATGCCGCCGTAGTCTGCAACCCCCTGTTGCGCACCCCAGCCAGAGGGGGCAGGAGCGGCGTTTGGCGCGTTGGCCGCCTGGTTGGCCTCGTTGGCGCTGATCCCGTTCGGACCTACCGCGGTATTGCCGCCGCCGAACGGGCCGTAACCGCCACCACTGAAGCCGCCACTGGGTGCGCCGCCTGGGCCTGCGATGCCGCTGTTGCCGGGGCCGCTGCCCTGCTGGAACAGGTATGGGTTTTCGCGATAGGCCTGCATCAGTTGCTGCTGTTGCACCATCTGGCGCTCCCAGTCCGCGTATTCCGGCGAGTTGTAGGCGACCATGCCGCCGCGCCAGACGCCATCGCCAGCACCCTGCGGTGCTGTTTGCTGCGGCTGCGCCATCATGGCCTGTTGCTGGGCCTGCTGCGCCATCATGGCCTGCGCGATGGCATCACGCTGGCCGCCGCCGGCGTACTGCGGCGGTGCGCCCATCGATGCCTGCGCGGCAGCCTGGTCATAACCGCCGCCGCCTTCCATCGCGGCAAGTTCGGCCCGCCGGTTGATCTCGGCCGAATAGTCGTTTGCGCCATCGCTTGCCATGTCAGCTCCTGTTCGACCAAGTATCCTGCGGAGGCGTCGGCTGCGGCGCGCCCATGCCGAAGAAGTCGCGCGCGCCCTGCCAGAACGGCGGCAGCTCGCCGCCGTAAGGCTGGACGGGTTGGTTGCCGGTGGCACTGTCGATGGTACCCAGCGTGCGCTGTAGATCCTGGATGCCCTGCTGGGTCTGCGCCGGCACGTCAAAAGAAGGTGCCATGCCCTGCGGGTAGCGGCCGGCGAAGCTGTTCTGGATTGGCGCTTGCGGGTTGTAGCCGAGCAAGCGTTGCTGGTCGGGCATCTGCATCTGCGTCTGCGGCGCTTGCGGTGCGCCGCCGCGCTCCGCCAGCCATTTCTGCGCGGCCTCCGGGCCGACCGCGCGCGAGAACGTCGCATAGTCCTGCGCGCTAAGGCCGCCGGTAGCGCCCCCGTAAGTGTAGCCGCCTTGCGACGGCATTTGCGGGGTCGCGGGGTCGGGATAAGGATTGTTGCCTGTCAAGGTATTGAAGTAGCTGTTTGGGGTCTGCATCCCAATGCGGCCGTTGATCTGCCGTTGCTGCTGGTCGTAGGCCGAGCCGAACGTGTTATCGAAGTAGCCGGGGCCGTAAGATTGTGGCGATGGCTCGTACGACGGCGCTCCCGACGTCATCCCGGTCCAGTCCCGTACGCCCTGCCAGAACGAGGGGATTGGCGCGTTGCCGGGCTGGTTGGGCGACTGGCCCCGATCGCTGCCGATGCCGCCGCCCCACATTGACGCCTGCGCGCCGGCTTGGTCGTAGCCGCCGTTCGGGGCCGTAGACGAACTGAGGCCCGCACTGTCGTCATAATAGCCGCCACCTCCACCGCCGCCGCCGCCGGGCCACCCGCTGAAGCTGTTGCCGCCGTAGATGTTGCCACCGGTCGCGCCGGTATAGGCCGCCCCCTGCGCCGCATAGGCCGCCGGCTGCGCGCCGAAGCTGCCGCCACTATTGGCATAGGGGTTGTAAGCCTGCGCCATCAGCGCCACCGCCATCTGGTTGCGCAGATAGTCCGCGTTGTTGTTGTTGATCGCACCAGTGGCGAGCGGCGTGTAGCCGTTGCCGTAATTGATGCTGTCGGAGTAGCCGCTGGCTAGATCCATTATGGTGCATCCCCTGCTGGCCCGCCGCCGAAGCTGTCTTGATAGGTCGACTGATATGCCGACGGCTGATATGCCGGCGTATTCGACGCGTTCTGTGCCGCCCACTTGTTGGCGGCGTCCAGCCCGACATGACCGACAAACGTATTCCAGTCGCTCAAGCTCAGGCCGCCATATGGGTTAGATGGCCCGCCGAGGCTGTCGTAGCCGCCCATGACAGGCATGGTGCCGCCGGTTGCCGTCGGGACAGTGCCACCCTGGCCGTAGTAGGATTGCTGGCCGGTCGGCTGCGCTACCGGCTGTGCCGCTACTTGTGCCGCAATAGCATTGCGCCTGGCGTCGAAGTCATACGGCCCACCCTGCGCCCGCACCCGCAGCGCCTCCGGGTCAAGCATGCCGCCAGGGTTGCCGGTGCTGAACGCTACCGGCTTGCGGGTCTGCTCGATATTGATGTCGTTGACGTTAAAGACGCGGTTCTGCCAGTCGTTCACCTCCTGCACAGAGGCAGGGTCATTGGCGCGGTACGCCGGCGCAAACAGATCGCCCATGGCAGGCATAACGCATCTCCCTAGACGTTGACGCCAGCGGGTTCAAACGTCGCAGCAATCGATATCAATTCCACTTCCGGCCGCGCCTGCTGCGCCACCGTCACCTGGCAGATTGGCGCATGACTGAACCCGGTGTAGCCGATCGACACCCACATGGTGGAGCGCACTGTAGGCGCCGACGGTGCCGGCTGATCCCACTGCGCGTACTGCGCGATGTCTGGCGCCGACGGCGCACCTACTGCGGGGAACGGATTGGCCGGCGTCCACGGCGGCGTCCAGCCAGGCGTCGGACCGTATAGCCCTTGGTCCCAGACATCCAGCACGCCAGGATCCGGCGCCGCGGACGGCGGCGGTGGAATAACAATGACGTAGTCGGTGGTGCAGGACAGTTGCGGCTGAAACGGCTCGCCGGCGCGGGCTGAAAACGCCGCACGCGATTGGCGCCATACCAGCGTTGATGATTGCGAGGAAAACATCTCCCACCCGCCCACCATTGTCGCGGTGTACGGCACGCCATCGTCGTAGCCGGTGCGATCGGCCTGCATGATCTTGCCGCCTTGGGTGCCGAAAAACATATCGCCACGCATGCGGCAGAAGCACATGGCGTCCCATCCGACAAAGCGTGTCCAGGCGCCGGTGGCGATGTTGACCACGCCGCAATACCAGCTGCCTGGATTGCCGCCGGGGTAGGTGACAAACATGCCGCCGTATTCGTCCCACTTACACATTGTCCACGGGTACGATCGCTTGGCGTTCACCATGTCGCGCCACATAGGCTTGACGGCGCGGGTGATAGCGGCCAGCTCGAGCTGCGTACTGTCCTTGGTGATCGATGCGCTGATGGGGATAATGCCGTCGACGGTCGCGATGAGTATATCGCCACCCACGGCAGTGTAGGCGTTCATGCCGAGCGGCACCGAGGTCTGGTAGCGGCCTTCCTGGCGCCAGTTGGCGACCGTCGACGGATCCGAGCCGGTGAAAATCAGCAACTCGCCCTGGTCGGTCAGAAACACACACTTGTCGTCAATGCCGTCGCCCGCATCGAGGCTCCAGGTGAAGCCACACAGCAGCTTGCCGCCCTTGGTGGCGGCGCCGGCAAGCGGGATTAGGTTGAGCTGGCCCTGGAAGGCATTGGTCGGCAAATACCACGCATTCATCGTGCCGCCTTCAATAAAGAAGTAGCGCCCGCGGTACTTCCACACATAGGTCAGGTTGTGTCCCGTCGCGCACGTCGGCGGCGGCGTTATGACAGGGTTAGTGGTGATCTGGCTGGCGTTAAGTGTCGTCCAGGTGGTGCCGTCGAAGTGCAGCAGATAGTCGCCGCCCTCGTTCGCCACCAGCATGTGGTCGCCGCTTTGGTTTGCGAGCTGGCTCGCTACATAGTTGCCGGATGTCTGGCCTGATTTGATCATCGTCGGCGTTGCGGCCGTAACGTCATAGAGCTTGTTGATGTTGCCGGCATACATGCGCTGATTATTGCCGCTAATGAATTGAAACATCGAAATCACCGGCGTTGTCTCCGGTAACGTCGACCACGTTATGCAGCCGCCGCGCAGCTTGATGCCCTTCATGGTGGGCGCCCAGTTGTCCAGCACCAGTGCAGCGCCAGGCTGCATAAAACTCTCGTTCTCGTTCAGGATCAGCCCTCGCGTCGGCGCCGGAATAGTAATGGTGCGCAGTTGCTGCGCCACCTGCTGCGGCACCGGCGATCGGCGAAAGGCCTGATGGATGCTCATGGCGTGCCCAGGTAAGGACCAACAGGGTATATTGGCACAGTGATGGTCTGCGTCGGGATTGCCGTCTGCACGCTATCCGAGATTGTCCTGCGGCCGATAATGATTGGCCCCGGGCTATCCGAACCCAGCATGTTGGTGATGGCATCGCCATAGGTGCCCATGTCCTCGCCATACGGCGACCCCTTCTGGGCCTTCCATTGCCAAATCATCCCCAGCTTTAAGGTGCGCTCATCAAGTACAAACGTGTCGGTGTCGGCCATAAACGCATCACCGCGCCCGCCTGCTGTCAGGTTGACGCAGTTTTTATCGAGGTAAGCAAAAGTGGCACTAACGCCGACGGCCATGGCGGGGAAGATATGGATCTTGCCGCCCATGATCGTCCACTCGCCCCAGGCACTGTCAGTGGCATTGGCCGTGCGCCGTACCAGCCACTCGTCGCTGTCGGGCACAAACCGCATCGGCTGGTGCGTTGATGTCGAGCGCCACACGTTAGATGTCAGCAGCAGCCGCTTGTAGTTAGCCGGCAGATTGAAGGCGGTTTGCAACTTGGTAAGTCCATCGATCGGGTCGACGTATGTTGCTCCAGGAAACGTCGCGACCGCCTTAAGTGCAGTCCAGTCGCGGTAGTCGTAAGAAATGCGCTGCGCCATTTCGTTGGCTAGCGAAAGCATCTCCTGCATGGTGCGGTTGGCGGTGATGTTGGAGAAGATCGAAGTCGGCACAACAACGCCAACCGTCGCGCATACGTCCTTAATCACCGACAACAGTGTCATGCTACGCCACCTTCTTCGGCGAACACTCCTGCGCCATCCGCACCAGCGTTCTGCGGTTGCAGTTGCCTTGCGGCGGCATGCCAGTGTGGATCTTGATGAACTCGCGCAACCCCTCCAGCGTCATGCCGGCGAACTCACCCTCTTCGGCCTCGCGCTCTTTCTTCGCTGCGTTGTCCTCTTCCAGGATGGCGTTGCGGGCCTTCAGCGCCTCCAGTTCGGCCTGCATCTGCATGTTGGGAGCGCCGATCTTGGTTGTCTCGAGATATTCGGCAGCGGAGTTTTTCCACTCGCGCCCGCCAGGCCCGAGGTTCTTCAGCTCGGCGCCCTCGATCGCCGCCAGTGCCTCAACAGTGTAAATATTTTGCGCACGCAGCTCGGCGCGCTTGCCGTCGGTGAGGAATGGCACCGCCGTCAGTGGCGTGCCTGACTTGGTCTGCACCGCATTAGCCTTGAACTTCTGATACTGCGCCGAAAAACGCTCGGCGTATGTCCACTTGCGCTGCTCGCCGGTTTCGGGGTCATCAACCCAACCGCAAAATTCAGTAGCGGGAAACACTTTGACTTCGCGCGAGCCGGCGGAACGGATTTCGACTTGCTCGGTGTCGTCGTAGATCGGCCTGCCCGCCTCGAGCGTCTTGCCCATATTCTGTAGTGGTATGTACTTGAAAACGACAACCAGCGTGTCGTCGGGATGTTGACGTTGTCCATACTGCATAGGTAGCTCTTCCTTCCCTTGATAATGGTCCGGGACCGCCTTCGTGGAAGGAAGGCTTTGACCTACACGTTAGCGGCCCCGATACACTCGACAACCTGTTAGCTGTTCGGCTTACTCAGGCCGCCGGGTTGCTGTCGTACAGACGCCAGTTGAATAGCGGGTTCACCATAGTCAGCTCGCCCATGAAACCAATGAACTGCGCAATGGCGTCCTTGTCGATCGGCATCATTCCTTCACCGTCGAACAGTTTGTCGAAGTTGCGGTTCGGGTGGTAGCGCATGCGCAGCGTGTCGGTGTTGATGCCGAACGTTGTATTCGCCGGCATATTACTGCCAATGCCGCCGTCGAGTACGATCTCGGCCCGCTTGCCGCCGCCGATATATTCAAGCGCCGAGAACCCGAGGCTACCGAGCGTCGTTGAGCCTTGCTGACGCTGGATGGCGACAGTTGCGGCGTCGTAGGCTGCGTAGTGCTCGGGAGACATGATCAACAGATCCGCGTAATCACGCCCGCGGCTCTGCTTCATCATCGCGTAGTTGAGCATGGGGCGGATGGTGGTGGAGGTAACTTGCGTGCCGAAGGTGGCGAGCGACACCGTGCCGGCAGTGCCGTGCGGGTCGAACGTAGTAGTGCGCCAGATGGTGGCCTGGCCGCGGTCGATACCGCCATAGGTGCCGCTCGTTGTCGTCACCGGAATAGCCGTGGCGAGGCCGGTCAGCTGCTTGTTGCCGTTGGCGGTGCCGTCCGAGTAGATGGCGGCATCCATGGCATCCTCGAGCGAACGCTCGGCGGCTGAAATGTAGCTCTCGAAAACATCGAGCAGCTGCGCCTGGCCCTGGTTGTTAAGGATCTCCTGGTACGACAGCACTACCGGGACGACGACCATCTTCGGATCCCAGAAGGCGTCGTTAAACAAATCGATCGCCGGGTTAAGCAGCTGATCATATCCCGAGTACCACTGCGCGGATTGCTTGCCGACTTGCAGCGTCTCGCGGATTTTTGGGCCGGAATAGGTTTTCCAAAGCCCCTTCCTCTTCATCACCGCCAGCAGTGCATTGTTGTTGCTGACGAGGTCTTGGTAGCCTGAGCTACGATCTTCCAGTGCCATAGACAGCACCTGCTGATAGCCAGCAGCCGTGGTAATATTGGGCATGTGCGCTCCACACTAAGGGTTCATGACAATCCAAACGCCCGCATCGCATTGGCGGCGGCGTCTCGAGGTGACTTGCTCGGATCTTTGCGTCGTACCGCTCCGTTTGAGGGAGCCACGGCAGGACTGCCAGAGATCGATCGGTCGGTTAACTGTCGGGTCTGAGCCGGTGTGGTGCGGGTCTGATCCGCGTGTGTGGCAGGATGGAGTAACTCTGCCCTTCGGTAGGCTTCATCAAGCGGGTAACCACTCGCCAGCTCTCGCTTGATAACTTCCCCAAGTTCGTCCAGTCGCGGGTGCGTATCGGCGAATTGGTCGACCGCACTGCGCGTACTGGCGAATTGCTGCTGATACTGCATCTGTTGCAGGTAGCTTTTCAAGCCCTGAATTTCCTGGTGCAGGCTGCCGATTTGCTGGCCGGCGGCGCCGAGCTGGTTGTTGTGCTGGACCTGCTGCAACTGCTCCGGGGACTGGCTCAGAATGTGATAGGCGATATCGCGCAGGTCTACCCTGGAACCGTCCTGGCGAACCATGTTCAGATTATTGACGATTACGTCCAGCCCGCCCACCACGTCCTGGCGCAGCTTGGCTTCCATGCTGACGTAGTTGTTGAGCGCCTTGTCGAGCGTGGTTCCCTGGCTGCGCGCCATCTCGTGGAAGTGCCGGATGGGCTGCATGGCCTCGTGGTCGCCCCGATAGCGCCGGTAGATGCCCTCGGCCTCCTGGTGCAGGCGGTAGACATCGCCGCGCACCGTCTCTGGCGTGTCGGCCCAGTCGCGCCTGGCGCGCTCCGACACCCGCGGCGGGGGCGCGGCAAAGGGAACGTGGTCTGGCAGGGTTTTATAGGGGGCGGTTTGTTCTCCTACGGAATTAGATTTCGTAGACTGTGCGTTATTGGTTTGTTCTTTTGGCGCAAAATGACCGTGCTCGCCGCGGTCCCGCACCGCCTGGGCGCCAGGCTGGTCCTCGGGGCGCTTCTTCAAATTGAGCTTGGGGGTTTCTTCGGGAGGCTGGTTGTGGCCCGCCTTGGCCTCTGCCGGCGGCGGGGGAGCCTTCTGGGGCGGCCGTTCGCCCTTGGGCTGCGGACGCTCGGCCCGGTCCATGGCGCGCTGTACGGCCTCGCCGATCGATCTGGAGCGCCCTTCTGGAGCATCTGGTGCCTGGGGGCCAAGCGGGTTGGGGCGCCCTACCTGGCTGGTGTCGACGGGAACCTCTGAGAGGTTTGCAGACCCCTGAGAGGTTTGTGGCGTGTCTGATGGTGCGGCGCTCGGCGGCGCGATTGCTACGTCTGACATGGTGCTTCCTTAGAGTTGGGCCTTCTCAAGGGCCTTACGAATTGAATTGATGCGCTGCTGCTTCCCAGCCCTGGACCCGCTATTGCGCGGCCGAGGCTTTGGCTTCTCGTTCCCCACCTCGACCAGGCCATTGGCCCGCCCCACGGCCCGAAAGGCGCTCTTGCTCTCGTAGAACCGGCCATCCACCTGCTCGGTCGGCGGCATGCTGTCACTGATGACGAAAGGCAGCGGCATGTTTTCGGCCCGCAGCTTTTCGTTGACACGGTCTTTCCGCACCCGCCAGCGCCCCGGCTCAAACTCTTCCAGCTCGACGGTCATGGCACCCCCACGGCAGTCAGGCGGGTGCGCAAGCGATTGTAGACCGCGAGGGCTTCGGTGGCGTTCAACGCACTGCCGATGGTGAACGCAGCGGCTTGCATGTCTACCGGGCTTACGGTGCCACTGACATTAATCCCCAGAACAGCCATAGGGAGGCTAGGCATCGCGACCGAAGTAGTGGCGCTTGGGTTGTACCCGCTGGCAGAACCGTTCCGGTAGCAGTTAACACTGTTGCTGGCGGTTCTATTACCGAGGTAGTACCCAACCGTGTTTGGGTTTGATGGTCCCATCCCACCGCCAACATTGTCGGAGTTGATGCGGACATACATCTGGTTGTCACCGTTGTAATTTGGCACATACATATTGGCTTGATTAGTGGTCCCGACATTGCACCCGATAGCAGGCGGTCCCTGACCCGCCGCTGTTAAATTCCAGAGTGAAAGATGCGCGGAGTTCTGTGCGTATTGCCCGCCTGCCGTAACTGGATTGAAGTTGGTCATGAGGTGCTTGACGCCGGTTGCCGCGCCAGTAAAGCCTCGATTAACCGTAAATGTCGGAGCATTGACGGCCGTACTGAAAAAAGCGGCTGATTTCATACTGAGCAGAGCGGCAGGGCTGTTCTGTGTTGCCAAAATACCGATAACATCAAACTTTCCCCAGACGTTATCCGCTATCAGGCCGTCTATGAACGCCGCATCAGCCGCAATCGTTGTTGGATCAGTCAGGCTCGTAGCCCGTGCCAACCACGCTGTCACTTCCGGGCTGTAACTGCCCTGCGACGGCGGATAATCTGCAACCGTGCTGTACGTCACCGGCGTGCCGCGCGCCGCCACCTTGGTGACAGCCATGCCGCGCCCGGCGAGGGCTTCCGTTACCGGAAGCCCCAACTTGGGGGTCGACGCCGTAACGTCGACCACCGGAAGGCCGCCTGAGGCGACCGTCACCACAGGCGTTGCCATGCTACTTGCCTTTCTTGGCTCTCGACGCCGGGGCGGCGAACTCGAAGTCGACCGGGTCTGAACTCTCCGGCCCGTTCCTGATCATCACTTGAACCACCACCGGCTCGGCCCAGAGGCTCGGCTTGACGCCGGTCGAGAGCGTCCTGGCTTCCGGGTCGAACGTCGTCGGCTCGTCATGACCCGCAAAGTGGATCACACTGTCGCCAAAGAAGTTTGTCCCCGACACCACCAGCTGGAAATCAGCATCGCCGATTACGCAACTGTCTGGCTCGAGCGAGCTGATGGCCGGCTTCGGTATGACGATGTCGGGCGGTATCGGTGTCGAGATCGTCTGAGGTTCGTTGATCGAAGCCGAGTAAGGAAACGCCTGCGGCGGCGCCTCCCGCGGCGCAGCCTTTGGCTTCTCGGCCTCGGCGACTTCGTGGTCTTTTTCGCGCTCGCTCATTTGCGGTCCCTCCGCTTTTCTTCGTCATCATGGGGCGGCTCGATCGGCTTGGCCGGTGGCGGATCGATCGGCTTCTCTGGCTGCATCGGCGAGGTAGGTGGCACACCGCCCTGCTCCATGCCGAGGCTGGTGGGGTCGACAATGCCGCCTGCGTTCGTGGGTGCGCCACGCTCGCCGCTCGGAATGTGCGGATTAACGTTGTCGCGCGTCAGCTGACCTGGCCGGCCGCTGGGATCTTCCGGCCTGGTCTTTTCGATAAACAGCGGGTCTTCATTTCGCATCCGCTCCATGTCGTTGGATGCGTCCTGGCCTCTGTGAAGCGGTCCAGGTTGACCTTGCTGTTGGCCCTGTCCTGCCGGCGCCGGCGGCGCGCCGGCTACTCCCTTTGACGGGTCTATGGTCGAGCCAGGCTTGACCAGATTTTTGGCGTCTGGCTCGTTGTCGTGAACATTCTTCTGCGTTGTCATCGTTTAAGTCCATGTAATGGTTCGCGTGGATGGGACGGCAACGCCGCCGAGCTTGACATCGACAGGCCATGTGCCGGCGATCGCCTTCTTGGCGATCGTCGCAGTTAACGAAGTGGCACTGACATAGGTCGTAGTCTGCTCGACATTATTGACCCAGATCCGGCATCCCGGAACAAAGTTGGTGCCGGTGCATGTCAGCAGCGTCGTGCCCGTGCCGGATACCGCCGAGCCGACGGTGAGCGAGGCAAACGCTGGGTTGGACGCATACGCCGGCGACAGTGTCGAGGCGTGCGACCCATTCGGCCCCAGCGCGATCGATGCCGCCGTCAGGTCAGGCCCGGTACGCACCGACTTGCTGGTGTCGAACGTGCCGCCGCCGGGATAGGTGTAGGTGAGATTGCCGGGATAGGTCGTCACCTGCTCAGTGCCGGCGCCTTCGTGCGGCACGCTAGTGGAGGCAGGCACGGCACCCGCTGCGGCGCCAGGATAGGTGCCCTCGGTGCCGCCAGCCGTGGCACCACTGCCCGACGCCAGTGCTGCGGTATTGGTGGCGAACGCAAGCAGGCTGCCTGCCGCGCCGTCATCGAAGTAGGGCGGCGGCGAGGTGTCAAACCGGGTGTTGTCCAGCCAGTCGGCGTAGGTCAGCTTGGTGAAGTTGGGCGGGTTGGGCGGTGTTGCGCCGGTGAACGACATATTGGTGGGCGGCGTCGGCGAGGGTGGGGTAACGGTTAGTGCGCTTTGGGCCATCTTGACTACTCCCTGGTTGAGTTGATAAAAGCCAATTAGACGTGGTCCCCAGTCGTCATGCCTACAGCCTTAATGGCCGTTGTGGAGACAGTGCTGTTTAGGGACCACGTCGTTTAATTTCCTCCGCTTGCGCCTGGTCGTAACCTCCGAGCAACCCGCCGGTTAGCGCCCCGCCGGCAATGACGCCAGGGATGCCGAGATATCCCATCTTGGATGCTGACCCCTCGAGCGGTCGCGTCGGCTTTAGAGCGCCTTCAGGCGTCTTGCCGTAAGTCTTGTGGCCGGTCGCGCGATGCGCGGCATCCACCTCGCGCATCTGCTCCACCGACATCGCCGGCAGATTGGATAGGCCTGGGAACATATTTTCGTGCGGCTCAAATCGGTTGCGGATGCGGTCCCACTCCATCCACTGCGACATGAACAGGTTCAAGCCGTTCTCGTCGGCAAGCTTCTGATTGAGGTCGAGCGCCTGCTTGTAGGCGCGACCCATCTTGAACACTGTCTCAGGTTCTCGCACCCACGGCGCATTAGCCAGGTGCTGCGGGATGGCTGGATTGACACCGCCCTTCGCTAGCCTAAACCTTGGATTAGCAGCATCGCCGACATGCGCCAGCAGCATCTCGCCCATGAACCCATCACTGCCGCTTTTCCTTTGCAAATCATCAAAATCCTCGGCGATGTTGGCCGGCCGCCTGACCTCACCCGTGCCTTTGAACTCGGCGAGCTGCCGGTCCATCTCGCGCTTATTCCACAGCTGCACGCTGCGCTTTTCCCAATCGTGCCGCTCGCCAACGGAGTGAAATAGCCCGCCGGTTTTCTCCAGCTCGCGCGCCATGTGCCGATCGATGGCGCTGATGGCGGCGTTGGCAGGATCCTGCCACACGGTGCCGAACGAGCCTGTTTTCATCGACAGCCCTGGCAACTGGCTCGAGATGCGCTCGACCGCCTGGCCCCAGCTTTCGTCCTGCGCCTTGCGGAAGAATTTTGGATCTTGCTTGAACAACTGCGCCATCTCGGCCACGCGCGTGTAGTCCGCAGTGCCGCGGGTGCCGAGGCCGCCGGTTTTCTCAAAGCCGCCGAGGCCATAGCGGTTGGCGATCGCATCAGCATGTTGCTTGCGCACCGCTGCTGGCACCTCGTCGCCGGCCTTCCACGAGATCATCGAGGAAAGATCGTCCAGCATCTCAGGCGTGCGTAACCGCAGCCTCGAGGCCGTGGCCTGATTGGGGAATAGCGGGTTATTCGGCGAGGTCATGCCGAAGATCAGCCCGTTCCACACGTCGGCGTCGGTCAGCTCGGCTGGCGTCATAGTGCGGCCGAGCTTGCGCTGCATCTCCGCATGCAGGCCGCGATCGACATTAGCCGGGTTGATCGGGTTGGCCTTCATGTGCAGCGCATCCAGGTACGTCCAGGTGCCCTCGGTGCCGCCAGGCACATTGAACGGCTGTCCCTTGAGATCCGTATAGGTCTGCATCGGCGACAGCGGCCCGAGGTTCTGGGTGCCATAGTGCTCGCCAAACGCCTGCCAGTCGTCGGGGCTGAACTCCTTCGGCTGCTTGCCGCGGAACGTCACCGGCACGTTGTCGAGCGGATTGAGCGAGCCAGTCGGCGCCGGGTAATCAGGCGGCGGGAAGTTGTCGCCAATGCCGCGCTCAGGCGCCCTGGCGATCGTGCGCGCCTCAGCTCTTGCCGGCGCCGCCGTCTCGCCCATCACCATGCGCTTGACACCCTTGGCCAATGGCTTTGCTGCTGCAGCCGGTACGATCGGCGCCGCCATCGCGGTGTTGAGCGCCGCCTGACCATAGTCGCCGCGACCGTAGGCGTCCTTAGCTTCGGCCCAGCTGATGGCAGATCCCGTCCCAGGCAGCATAGACAGCCCGCTGGTGAGGTTTCGTCCGCGCTCGTAGGCAAGGTGGCTCGGCACGCCCAGCCGCTCCAGCGCCTTGCCTGTGTCATAGGGCAGCATCTCAATCGGCGACCCCTCGCGTGATGTCGCCTGCTGTTCCCTGGGCAAAAAACTCCAGGCCCGCGGCGTCGGGTCAGACCCTAGCGCCATCTTGCTGTCGTCAAGCGCCGGCGGTGCTGGCGGGATCACCGTCACCCGCTCATCCGGTCGAGGCCCGATATAAACCCGCGGCAGGCCGCCAGGCAGAGGCGCTGCCGGCGGCATGTCATAAGCACCAGGGTCGGCCGTCGCTCCCAGGATCCAGTCATCTGCGCTAGGCATTAGGCAACCCTCCCCCAAAACCCTTCTGGTTCAACGCCTGCTGCTTCAACGCATGGCCTTGCTGTGCCTGGCTGGTCTTGAGCTGATGCGCCTTCATCGCCAGATCCGCCTTCTGCCGTTGCAGCTCGATATCCTGCTGGCTCTTGATCATCTCGGCCTGGTGCGTCTCGCGATCGTGCATCGCTTCTTGATTGGTGCGCTGTATCTCCGACATCTGCTCGCCCTTGCGGGCCTGCATCTCGGCTAGCTTGATGGCCTTTTCGTTATTCAGCTCGGCCTGCTTGTGCTGGTCTTTCATTTGCAGCTCGGCCGCTTGCAGCTTCAGCTTGGCCTGGTCGGTCTGCGTCTGCGCCTGGATCTTCATCTGTTCGATTTGCAGCGCCACCTTGCCCTGCGCCGTCGTCGGGTCGTCGCCGCGGGGCTGCTCGCCCTTGGTTTTCATCTGCTCGATGAGGCTATCAATGGCGCCGTCGAGGCTGCGGCCGGCACGATAAGGCGCCGTTGAGAACTTCAACACCTCGCCGCAAAACTCGGCTGTCTGCGGATCGGCCGCTATCATCTGCGCCAGTTGCGGCAACAGCCCGCCCAGCATCTGCACGAACTCGGTCCTGCGCTGCTTCTCGGCGTTTTCGTCTTGCAGGATGGTGCTGTCCGTCTCGATGTCCAAGACAAAAGACTTGGCGCGATTGTCCTTGAGAAACTTGAATACCTGGTCGGTAGTAGGCTTCTCCGCCACCTTCTGTATGTTGGCTTGCAGCTGCTGCATCTGCTGCTGTAGCGCCGCATTGGGATCCTGCTGCGGCGGCTGACCAGGCTCGGGCGGCGGTGGCGGGGGCTGCTGACCTTGCGCCTGCATCTGCTGCATCAACTGCGCGCCCTGCGCCTGCAACTGCTCGAGCTTCTGGCGCTTCATCTTGTCGGTCGGCAGCTGCGTTTGGCTCATCTCGATCATCGTCACTTCATCGAACTTTTCCGTAATGATCTCGAGCGTGATCTCCACCAAGTCGCGCGCAATGCGGACCATCTCCTGTTGCTTGTCGCGGATGCGCGTCGAGCCATATTGCGTTTTCAACTGCTGCGCGCCCAGCGTCTCGTTGGGATCAGTGGCGCCCCGCATGATGTCGGAGAGGCCCATGATCTGGTAGATGTCGCTGATGATCTCTTTACGCAGCGCCACCAGCTGCGTGATGGTCTGCGCAATCATGTCGATCGGCATCCAGATCAGGATATCCTTGGTGCCGCCGAAGGTGGCCCAGTTCTTAATGGGCACCAGCACCTCGCCAGGCGTCTTGATCTTGATCGCCGTCTGTATCGCGTCGGCCAGTTCCCCACCCCCAGCCGGGTAGAATCCCTTGACCTCTAGCGCATCGCTCAATGCGTGGATGCGCGCCGTGAGCACGTTGATCTCATCCAGCTGGTCGCGGTACTGCATCACGTCAGGCACCGGGATCAGCGAACCGCGCTGCACCGTGCCGTAGGCCGGCTTCGGACACGGGAAAAACTCACGCAGGTCGAGGTGGGCGTCGTCCTCGTCCAGGATGAACTCGCAGCCCTCGGCAACCCACACAACACGCCGATCGTCCTTCGACCACACTTCCCAGAACTTGGCACGCTCGCGCGCGTCGGCGCCGCCTACTTCCTGGCTGTC